TATTTGTTTATATTAAATATTTTTTTAACATTATCCACACGTTATTTTATTTATCACTAAATCATATGTTAAGAATCCTGTCGATGTTTTAGTTATTAATTCTCCACTTACCCATTTACCGTCTAACCCCATGAATTTATAACAATTACCCACGGTTAACGTTTGTACTGACCTTAGTTGTACACCTCTCAAATATTGTCTAGTTGATCTAATGTCTGTAGGGTTTTTAATACTTCTAAATCTGTTATCAATATTTGATTTTAAGAAAGCAGAATCACAAGCCCCAACCTCTATAGATTCAACAATACCGATTGAATTGACATTATATTTGTTTCCGTTAGGTAATAAATAACTACCAGCTCTATAAACATTTATATAACCACCTCTTGGTCCTTGTTGATATAATTGTGAACCTACAACTAAAGGTGCCCCACTAGGAATAGATGTTTGTCCGATATTATATTTTAAGAATATAAGTTCATTGGTATGGTCACAAATTTGTTGTCCTGTTGGTGCGTATAAGAATGGTGATGTTGCTTCAGTACCAATTGATTGGTTACCCATCCAAATAATATTATTACCTTCCACATGACAAGTACCACTATAGCTAATACCATAAGATGCTTGACTCAATCCAATTAAACTTGCACTATTATTATAATTGTAGTAAGTGGCTATATTTGCTCCATTTATGAAGTATATTCTAAAATTAGTTGGTCCATTATAGAATCTTATTATATCTGACCATCCATCATAATAATTAAAATACAATTCTTTTAATTGTGGGTCATAGTCACAACACATAGTAGTTACTTCAATTGTTGTTGGTTCCACACATCCCTCAAATGGAGTTGGTGTTGATGTTGGTGACGGTGTTGGGGTTAGACTTAACTCCATTCCAGATGTCGGTGTGGTAGTTGGAGTAATGGCGATGGTTGGTGTAGGTGTGGCCGTACTTGTTGGTGATGGTGATGGTGTTGGTGTATTTGATAGTGGTGGTACCGTACAATCATTACATGTTGAATGTTCACTAACAATGATACCTGAAGTTTCAGGTGTTAAAAGGGTTAAACCTATAATGATATAACAATAACCATTAGTACTTTTTACAACTTGTCCATAGCTTGGTCCGAAATTATCAGGTCCATTATATTTTATAACACCAGTATAAACTGATTCATCTTCTGGTGTGTATTGGTCATCACATCTTTGTACATTATAATATGTTATTGGCGGTACCAAAATTTCCGTAATATCACAATCAAATCCACAGTTTGGTGTGGATGATGGTGTAACAGTTGGTGTAACAGTATTCGTTGGTGTCACCGTTGGTGTAACAGTAGGTGTAACTGTTTGTGTTGGTGTAACTGTTTGAGTTGGGGTTGGGCATGTTGTAACTGATGAAATATATGCATTTCCTGATACTCCATATTCACTAATTTCTAAAACATTTGTTAATCCACCTCCCGCTAAATAAAACACTGTTGCGCTTGATGATAACGTGATTTGAATATCTTGTATTGTCCATTTTTCAGAACCATCAGGTCCTTTATATAAAAACTCACCAACCTCCATTGGTTGATCCGCATCATAAATTAATATGTTACTAGAATAACATTCAAAACATGTTGAGTACAATGAATCTTTAATACAATATCCACTACTATCTAACGGATTAGTAGGTGTTGGAGTTGGAGTTTCTGTACTCGTTGGTGTTTGCGTAGGGGTTCCAGTATTGGTTGGTGTTTGCGTTGGTGTCGATGTAACCGTATACGTTGGTGTATGAGTTGGTGTAACGGTATTCGTAGGTGTTTGTGTAACTGTATTCGTTGGTGTTTGCGTAGGTGTTTCAGTAGGTGTTTCTGTCGGTGTAACACTTGGCGTAACAGTATTTGTAGGTGTTTGTGTAGGGGTCTCGGTTGGTGTTTGCGTAGGAGTCTCTGTCACCGTTGGTGTGACGGTATTTGTTGGTGTTTGCGTAGGCGTTTCTGTATTCGTTGGTGTTTGCGTTGGTGTCGATGTAACCGTATTTGTAGGTGTTTGCGTAGGAGTTTCGGTCGGCGTTTCAGTTGGTGTTATAGTTGGCGTAACGGTATTCGTAGGTGTTTGTGTAACTGTTGGTGTAATCGTAACAGTTGGTGTAATAGTTGGTGTTGGTGTAACAGTTTTAGTTGGTGTTGGAGTTGGGGTTCGTGAAGGTATGTTGGATACCGCAATACATTGTGATGTTGTACATAATCCAAAACCTTCTATTTTTATATGTGTTGTATTATTTGGTATTCCTTCAACAAGTAATGGGAAAAGTGAAACGGCAACATTATCATAATCAATCATTTCAGTACATGAAGAGCACTCATCAGTACAGGTGTATAACTTAACCGAAGTTATAGCCCCACCTACAGTCCCTAACGATACTAATGCTGAAAATGACATGTTTATTTTATTTTATTATTGATTGACTATATTTTATTGTATCAAATACTACGTTTACGTTTATTTGGTGTTGGTTACTAATTTCTTCATTCAATCCTGTTAAATAAGTATCTTCATCGATAACAACATCGTAATTAGAGAACTCATCATAATACCCTTCTAAATGACTACCGATAACCCTCACATCCATTTCTTTATTAAAATGTATTTCAATTGATTCTTTTATTTTTCTAAAATTATCTTTTACTTCAATTGGTAAATCTTCGAAGTTGGAAATTTGTCCTCTCCTATCTCTTTCTCTACCGTTATATAATACTTTTGTTATATTCATTTTTTATATTATTATGTGAAACTTAAATTAACTTGATAATATGCATCAACATGGTATAATGGGTCATTTGTTGAGAAATTAATTAATAACGTATGAACCGTGCCCGCTGATAGTAAGTATGGTCCAGGGACCAACACCGTTTCAACAATTGGACCCATTTGACATTGTAAACTACCTCCTGGAGCGTTACCTCTCGCTAATAGTGTACCATCTAATCTAAATGAAATTACCTCATAACTTGACGCTTCACGTTCTCCAACTCCTTCAAAATCTATATTCAAATATGTGTCGACAGCACCTACGGTAATAGTTGCAGTTGCGGTACCTGTTTGTGTTGAGTTACAAGTACCACCGCAGTTCTGAGAATCTGAAACATTATAACGAATTGCTAAATTATTACTCGATATAATCCAACCAGCATCGGCACATGTTGTTACCTCACTTACATTATTTGTGGTTTCCCAAACTAAACCTGTTACAGGTAAAACCTCATATTCCACAAATTGTACTGTTCCTCCACTAAATGTACAGTCAACAGTTGGTGTTGGTGTTTGCGTAACTGTATTTGTTGGTGTAACGGTATTTGTTGGTGTCACAGTTGGTGTAATCGTAACAGTTGGAGTAACGGTTGGGGTAACTGTAACAGTTGGTGTTGGTGTTTGTGTTGGAGTTGGGGTTGGCACGTATTCAATAAATGCTTCCACTAAATAATTGTCTCCTGAAAATATACTTTGTGTAATTTCTAACGAATTACTATTATCAACAATAACAGATTGGTCATAAATAACCGTGTTTGTTACAACATCAGTTATTTTAATTCTGTGTCTCCAATAATATTCGGGAGATGTAACCCACTCCGCCAAAAATATTCCTCCATCTCCACCATTAACATATGGTAGTAAATCATAATTCTCATTAACTTGTAGATATGGTGTTGTTGTTGAAGGTGATGATGAACTTGCATTCCAAGTTTTAAATATGTCTCCATTTCCAGTTATTAATCTTAATGTGAATGTACTATTATCATCAGGACTATCTACTTGGTCATATATTCTGAGAGTAATATTTGAACTTTCCGGTGTTGGTGACGGTGATAACGTTGGTGTTACACTTGGTGTAACAGTGTTTGTCGGTGTTACACTTGGGGTAACAGTTGGGGTAACAGTATTTGTTGGTGTAACAGTTGGTGTTGCTGTCGGCGTCTTTGTTTGAGTTACACTTGGTGTAACACTTGGAGTAACAGATGCGGTAGGTGTTGGTGACGGAGATATAGAAACAGTAGGTGTTACTGTTGGGGTTTGAGTCATTGTTGGTGTTGGAGTAAGATTCTCCGCACAATTAACCGCAACCGCTTTGATTACTTCTTGGGTAAACCATGGTTCATTAAGACTTATTTTAATATCTTTATTACCATTTGTTGAATATGCCTTTACCGCCGTACCATTAACACTAATCGGTGTTGTACTATTATCTCCCCAATGTATGGTAAATTGTAATTCATCAAATAATCTTGTGGAGGTTGCATTTGTAGTTCCTGTTATGGAAACAACATTACAATCAACCGAATAGTTGAAATTAATGGATACGGATTGACTTTCATTTCCAATGTTTTTATCAAATCCAACCATTGGTCCATATTCATCAACTTTAGCATCTAAAAATAGTGGGATTTGGTAATTGTCATAAATTTGTGTTTTAATATATGTTGTTGTACCCGTAATCGCATTCCATGTATTTGCGGTTGGTGTTCCCCATCTATAGTAACCACTAGTTACAGTTCCCCCACTTACATTATAAATTGTGTCTCCCGTTGAGGGTCCGATATATGCATTGCCCGTATTACCTGTCCAAGAAATAAGTTCTTCATTAGAGTCATACCAATTACGGCTGGTTAATGAAACCAGTTTTGTTTGTGGTATGTTTTTTCTCTTAATAGAATGCCTTATTCTTTTCATTTATTATAATTAGTTAATTATTAGGAACAACTTGACCAATCGCTTATTGTTCCTCCTATCGAAATAGTTGCTATATATGATATTTTAGATTGTCCGGGTAATACAATTGCATATAATTTACCATTCCCATTAAATGTTTGTCCTCCCGTATTTGCATCCCATAGTGTATATGTTGTTGGTGGTGTAATACTTGTCTCATTAACATATAAAGGTCCGTATTGTGTATAACCCGCACCCTGTAGAACATACGGATATTGATTACAATAAGGTTGTAATTGAGCCGATGTAGGGTAACTGCTATTTAATGAATATGCATATATTTTTTGTGTTCTAATAAATGGAGGTTCTACATAATCACAACCATTTAATCCGATTTCTTCTCCGTTTATTGTTATTGTTGATCTTGTAATATATAAATGGTCATTAGGACTTGGGTCTGTTTCTGTTGTTGCAACTGATCCTGAAATTACATATGTTATGTTAGGATCAATAGAATAAACTCTCATACCTGAACTAAACGTTCCTGAAATATAATCCCTACTATATCTTATAGTATTATTATCACATCTTGTTAATTTATACCAATAATAAACTGGTGTTGGTGGTCCCTCAGGTGTTGTTGAAGGTGTTGGTGTTGGGGATGGTGATAATGCTATTCCCGTTGTTGGTGTTGGGGTTGGGGTTAATGTATTGGTTGGTGTTGGGGTTATTGGGTCAATGTTAATTCCTCCACCACTTTCATAAAATTTTATCGGTGAGCTAGTTGTTCCGACTTGGTTACCTTTCGTACCGTTAAATTTAAAAATCTTATATGAATAATCTCTTTTATCTATATCGACTTGAAAATACATGTCCTCATTCTCATTAATTTCATGAGATGTTGAATACACGTCGTTATAAAAATCTGTAATAATTCCGTCTTTAGCATTAAAGAATTTAGCGGTCATAAAGAAAGTATTTCCCGTGGTCGTACCGCTTAAATTTGTTTCATCTAAAACACTCTCGTCTTGAAACCAAAAAAGATACATGTTTTCTTTGTTTGTATAATTTGAACCGTGGAAAACAGGTACATGTATATTCTCTTGTAATGGAGTATAAAAATATTTTTCACCTAATGGTAATGTTAAATTTTTTGTGAATATTAATTTTCTATTCTGTCTTGTCGGTGCGGTGTAACCAGTAACATTACCATTAACGTCTAATAAATTTGATGTTTTGTAAAACTCCAATCTAAAAAAACTTTCTGTTGATTGTCTCAACATTTTAGCATTTTCTTTAGGTTCTATACCGACCAAACTATAATCTAATCCTTGGTAATAACTACCTTCTTTAGAAAAATAAAAATAAAACCATATATCAGACTCGTCAGTACCATCTGGATTATGAATATATCTGACAGTTTCATAATTGTCAATTGGGTTAATAATATCGTTTAATACCTCGTCCTCAAATTGTTCCATGTTTTCTTGCCATCCCAAATTCATTTGAAAGTCAAGTTCGTGGTTCAATACAAGATTTAAATCGGTATTTTCTCTTAGTATTTTCATTAACAATCGGTTATTTTTTTATCTTTGAATTTTGAAATTCCATCTTGTTTATTTGTGTAGAATCTCTCATTTCTTAAATAGAAGTTTATGTCATTTTTTACATAATGAATACCGTTTGTAAATGGAAACTTTGTACCATATCCGTCGATATCGACATATCCGTGTTCATATAAATCTCTCCATCTCCACACACCTTCGTTAGAATCGTACTTAGCGTTCTCCGGTAAGTTAAAAATGTCTTTTGTTTTTGCACTTTCGGTGTATGGTGATAGTTCTCTTAATTTAACTCTATGGTGTGGTTGATAGTATAATCCAAACATATTTGTTACTGACGAGCCAGAAAAAATAGTACTATCATCTTGTCCATAATCAAATATTGTGGTTGGGTTTGTAAACTTTTGAAAGGACTCACATATGATTCTCTCTTTTAATTCTTTTCTGTTGTATTCGACAAATGCACCATTTAATATAGTTCCTTTCGTTAATGTACTTCCACTTGTAAATGTTATACCTTGTCTACTAAATGTTCCTCCTGCACCCATTGTGCTTTCGTTAGATGTTGTACCATTAAAATGTTCATCAATCCATGTGTTATGAAAATTGAATTTATATCCAACTTTTGGTGGGTAATTAAAATAACCATTACCATTTTTAAATAAAGTGGTTACATAAACTTCCGTTGGTGTATAACCTAAATTATTTGTTAAACCTGTTAAAACAAATGGTTCTTTAAAATCATAAAGAACAGATTCCATTCTATTTCTTTCAACAATTGTATCATTTGCACCCGCAGCGTTTTCAAATAATATTTTCTTTTCTTCTTCCCATATTGGTGATTCAAATCCAATATTATCCATTATATAATCAGTACTTGTTGTTAACAACTTATGTTTATGTATATAATATTGTGATGTTGATCCAGTTATATTATTTTTATCGATACATCTTTTTCCTATAACTAATGTCGGTACTGATGTGATGGTTTTAAATTCTTTTTTTAATATGTTAATTACATATTTTTCAGAATTATATGTCTCATTACCAACACTATCGATGTAATATGTTCTTCCTGAAACTGTTCCACTTATTGTTGTTCCTGAAAATGTAACAAACTCACCAGAACTCATTCCATGTTCTACAGGTGCAGTAAATTCGTAATATGAGTTGAAAGTGTTTGATAATCTAAATGGTATACCATCTCCGCTTTTAAATGAAATTTTCGTATTACCTGTTAATGTGTATGTCATTTGGTAATTCGTGTCTCCAGAATAAACATAACTTAAATAAAGATTCCAATTATGATACGGTGCGGTAATAGGTGTGATTGTTGTGTGGTCTGTTGACCCCACATATGTTAATGATGGTGTGTAATCACCTAAAGTACTACCACTAACACTACTTGGTGTTACAACTTTTCTATACAAGTCTCTTCTTAAAAATGCAAATTCATCATATGGTAAAAACCCAGCTAATGTTGGGTTATCTGAACCATCTCCCCTCCCATTTAAATAAACTCTCTCTTGTAAATAATCATATGAAGTATCTCCACTATACATGTTACGAAAAACCATTTTAAGTTTTCCATAAATTTTATACTTGTTACTTTCGTTTCTTTCTTTGTCATATAGTTTATCGATATCTAAAATAATATCTTTATCCCCAATTCTTAATAAAGTTTGGGAGGTCTCTAAACCTATGTTTAAATTTAAATCTTGTTCGTCCGCCTTTTTGTACCTTTTACTAGGTAATAATATTTCTTTTTTATTTTCCATTATTCAGCTGGTGGGAACGCCCCTTTAGGTCCGTAATATTTTATTAGTCTATCAAATGCCGATTTACCCGGTCTTATACCAAAGTAAAATTGTAGTCCTGTAGATAATACTTGTTTATTACCGCTATAATTTTTAGCAGTTCCGAAAATAAATAACTCTTTACTGTTGTGTACATAACTTATTGGTGATGACCAAGTTTGCCCAGAAACAAGATAAATGTTTCCCGTTGATGGTGATTTTAAATCTCCAGATGTTACTTCTAACCATAAGTCACCTTCAGTATATTGAGACGCTGGGTCCGTTGGTGGAGTTGTTTCAATTCTATCAAATCTTTCCATCATATCGGTATAGTTACCGTCATATGAATATGTGGAATGTTTTTTAGTCATTGGTAATAATAAAAATTCTTCTTCTCCATCAGGGAACAAATAGTTTGTACCTGTTTCAGTTTCGCCGGATATTGAAATAACTCTTTGAATTCTTTGTGTTGCAATTTTAGTTCTATCCCATCTTTGTTTATCTGAATTTGCATTAAATGGACCAAAATCTTCACCTTTTTTATCCCATAAAAAGAACGGAACTTTTTGTGAGTAATCACCTAATCTATTATTTAGACACAACCTAACAAATCTACCGTTGTCGTCTAATTTAAAATCAATTGGTGTTGGTCCGTAATTTCCAGTTCCTCCTGTAAAATAATCTTTACCAGGAGTTTCTTCAGGGTCTAAAAATTCACCATTGAACATAAAATATTTTGATGAGTCTAAATCAAATGCTTCTATACCCGCTTCGTTATTAATAGAAATTAATTGTGTTATATCACCATCTAAAACCTGTCCAAAATTATAACTTGAATCACTAAAGAAATCACCAACATCAAATTTAGCTTGAGATATATCCATTCGGTAATTAATTGCGTGTTCAATAATATTTGCAGGGTCTTGGTATGTCGTTGTGGTTAAATCTCTAACAACAGAACACGTTGGGTCAATTCTTGGGTCATAACAAATTTCATACATAAATTCATCTCTCACTCCTACATCATAAAATGTTGTTGGGTGTAACAATTCTAAATAACTCGAATAATTTTGACCGATAAATTTATTTGTTGGGTTGTATGGTGTTGCTCTATAATAGAATTTTTTATGTAAAACATTATAAAAAACCAATTCTCTCGGGAATTTTGAACCTCTTTGATTTAAATCAAGAACTTGTTGATTATCCCATTTAATTCGATAATCAAATTTAAAGAAGTATAATAATCCATTTAACCAGTTGTCTATAAATGAAAAATTTGTAACTCCTCCACAGAAAAATAATCCAACTCTTTTTCTTTTATACCATTCTGTTAATAAATCAATATTTTTTGATGACCCTCGAATAACAGGTATAATTGTAAAAACACCGTCTCTTATTTCTGAGTAACCGGATTTAGTTTTTCTATCATAATATTTGTTACCAATTTTTGACCATACTTTAAAGTATGGCATTCTTTCTGAACCTCCGCCCGCAATAATATCGGCCATAATTGTCGAACCAGCAACAGGTGTTGAGGATTCAACTAGACCAGCGGCATATCCTGTTAAAGGATTGATTGGTGAATGTGAATCACCATATGATGATGCTGGTGTTGCCCATAAATATTTATACGATAATGTCTCGTTATATGCTTTGTCATATTTTTGACAACCTACTTCTGTTGCAATTTCTGTTCTTATTTGGTCATTTGGATTTTTCTTTCTAATAGTTCTATCATAAATTCTCATGATAACGTAAGTTCCTCTATCAGTAAAATTACCAACTCCATTATGTCCACCCTCATATCCCGAGTAGTTAACACCGCACAAATTTGTCCACTCCTCATGACTAAATGACATTACCTCCATATAGTTTTTCCATATACCAACAACATTTGTCCATTGTTGTATTTTAGTACTTAATCTTGTTGGTCCATCCGAAGCACCATACGCCTCCCAACTATCTTCTTTATCTGGACCCAAAAAAGTTGCTCTCCAATGGTTTCTAAATTGAGCAGCACTAAATCTACCTTTATTACCTAAAGCAGTATTTGATTGATTAAAGTTTAATACGAAATTTGAAAATGATATGGAAGCCGCACCTTCCTTGTCTGGAGGTACCGTAAATGGAATAATTGTATCGTCAACCAAAGAATACATATCCGCAATAAATCTACTATCGTTTATGTCCCCCTGTAATGGTGTAACCTTTGCAGTGTGAAGAAATTCTAATATTGTTTTTTGTGTTGCCTTTGTTGGGTTTGTTAATTGGAAATTATTACTGTTTAATGGTGATGATGTATCGGAACTATACTCTCTTGCTTGTGCATCTGGAAAATCTGACGCTAACCAAGATGAACCGTTTGTAGTTGAGGTGTTAAATTCTATTGGTATTAACATAACCCTTCCCGCCCCTTGTCCAATTCCAACCACTTTTAATCTTATTTCACCAATAGAGGCGTATTCAGATTCGGTTGATAAATCGGCAAACCCACTTGTATCTTCAGAACACTCCTCACAATCAGGATAAACAGTTAATGGAAGTACTTTTGTACCCTTATCTTGCATACTATACGCGGCACTCATAAATTGTTCACCAATTCTTGCAAACGGTCTCCAATTAAATGGCCATCCAAAATATATTCCATATAAACCTTGACCTACCGAAAATAAAAATGAACCAATAAATTCAAAAAACTTAACAATAATAATTGCAAAAACAAATTGTATAAATGTAACAATAGAAGAAATTAATAAACTAAATTTAATTCTATTTCTAAACGCAAAGTTTGTTGGTATATAATTCGCATTACCTGTACAATCATCTTCTTGACTTGGTCTAATTTGTTTTATACCTAAAAACGCATCTCTTCTTGATAAACCAAAAAATTGTTCGGTAGCGGAAACTTCATAATGTGATCCTTGAAAAGATGTTGGTGTGTAGACTTTACCATAAATGAATTTATAGAATACATCTTCAGGAATGCCTCCGTTGTTTGTTCCTAACATTGCATCTAATTTGTCATTAACAAATGTTGATGACATACCAGTCTTTGTTTTGTCAGGCCAAACTACTGTTAAATAATCTTCAAATACATTTGAAAATTGGTAAGTGGTTAATAATTCACCATCATATTCACCTAAATTATTTGACCCGTCCGCATTCTTATTGTACTCTCTAATTTGTGGTATTAAATAATGTGCTGATGTTGTTCCCTTTGTTGCTTCTGTATTTCCCTCACCTAAACCAATTCTAAGTCTTGCGGTTGTTGTTGTTGGGATTCCTTTATTTGGGTCATTAGTTATTTCCTCTTCACCAAATTCATTTGTAAAAGTATATTCCATGTTCATTGGAATAACTGCCATTGCTGTACCGTCATCTTCTATAACACCTGGATTAAAATACTCTAATTCAGGATATAATGTTGTTCCATTTGAACCATAAACTTTATTACCTGTATATCTAACTCCTTCAATTTTACCTCCACTAGTTTGTAAATTACATTTGTATCCGGTGTTCATTCTAATAACACCAGTTTTCTTTACCGCATCCGAATTATTATCGGTCACAGATGAAATTAAAATTAATGATATTGGTTCTACCTTAACTCCTTTATCGGATAAATCAAAATCTACTCTTGATATACCTATTTCACATAAATCTTGATTTCCCCAAAACGGAAAGACTTCAATCTTTTTGTTGAATGCAACAATTTGTTCTAATCCATCTAAATCTTCATCGGATTTAAAATTATAAAATCTGTCAAATTTTTTCTCATCAACTCCTTGTCTAATAAAATCATATGGTCTAATTGAAAAACATCCCATATCTGACAAGTCAACTTCAGCATGAATTGTTTGTTCTCCTAAAGGAACTCCCCAAATCATAAAGTCGCCAGCACTATTGGTTTTTACAGTATAATTGTAATAAGTTTCATAAACTTCTAAAACCTCTTCTCTTGATAATATTTCTTGTTGGTCGAAGAATGTACCCGTTGGTACGTGTCCCCCGTGTTGTTTTCTTGACGGTAATAAGTTATATCGATATCCTTCATCGTTTTTATCACCAACCGATGTATAGGGATATAAAGCGGATATAACGGGGTCTGTGGAATCTGTATCCTTTTGTGGTACAAAAACAGAAACTTTAACATTAGGTATACCTAATCCGTTATTTGCTGTAACTCTACCACAAACCACACCATAGTCTGAGCATAATGATGTATATGCCTGTTGTTGAGTGAATTTTAATGATAAAACCTCCAATAGGTCGTAGTCTTGTTTTAACTCAACCGTGACTCTTTGGTCCTTCCCAATATTTGTTGAAATTCTATGTTTTTGCATTGTTCTTATAATAAATAGAAAGCATGAGATTTTCTACTATTATAACGAAAAAACATTTTAGTATGTAGTCGTTCCTAAAGATTTAGTTCTTACCTTGATATCTACATTTGGGAATCTAATTTGGAAAATTTGATTAGACTTCATGAATATCGTTAAATCGGTTTGTGTGATTAAACCTGTTGTCGCGTTTACATCTTGTGAAACCTCAGAACTTGAGTAATTTCCTCCTTTTTTATTGAAAACTCTTATATCAACAACGTTTACAACTCCTGAAACCGCACCAATTTCTCTCATTAAATCTCCAACGAATAATGGGTCACCCATTTTACGCTTTTCAATTGCAAAAAATTCTATGGTGTTTTGGATTGTTGTTTTTAGAATATCACTCGTTTTTTCATTCTTATCAACAATTAAATCGATTTCTAATCCTAAATCGATTACTTGTCCACTTGTGATATCAATATAATCATTTATCATTCTATATTCAGAAAGATAATTTAAAATGTTGTTTTTCAATGTGTTAGAAACAATATCAGTTAAATTACCGTTTTCATCATATGATAAAAGTTTAATTTTAACCTTGTTATCTTCTTCCATTACATTAACCTTAGCAGGTGCTCCATATGTGGATGGCATCGTTTCAATTAATGATTTATAGTCATTTAAGGTTACCGCTCTATCTTGTGCTGAAAAATTGTAAGCGACCATGTTTCTCAATTCTTCTATGGACGGTTGGTCTGCTCCACCTATTGCCGCAGTAACATTAGTTACCCTTAACGATTGTTGTACTTGTGAGTTAAAGTTCTCATTTGGACCGTTAACATCAAATTCAACGTCATCTACACTTGTTATAACATTAACCCCTAAATTTGAGTCTTTACCACCGCCAATTCGATATTTGATGAATAATGTGGTGTTAGCCTTTGGTACGGAACCTAATGACATGTTATTTAGATATGTTGCTAAATTAACCTTTAAAGAACCGTTCATATAGTTATCTAAGTTGTCCAATGGGTTAACTGTTCCTGAACCAAATGTTATTGAGAAATAACTTTCAGGTGTGTATTCTGTAACAAATTTGTTACTAACATCAATATATTTTCCCGCTTTAAAATTATCCGAATCTGATGCAGCGGTTGGGTCTGGTATAAAAACTTTATCTTGTATTAATGTTTTTACCTCATACCATTTGTTTGCATTATTTGTAAATTCTGAAGATGATGGATTTGCACCAAACGAAGTACCGTCTTTATGGATAATTGATGTTACTCCTAATACATCTTGTTCAGGTAAATAAAGTTTAAGGAATGGTTTTTGGTCTAATTCTGAAATAACTCTTCTATAAATTCTTGTAACACCATTAACTACAGGTTCTCTTTTTGTAATTGTATATGAGATTAATTTATTATTGTTATCAAAATTAGGTATTTTAAGCCTGTTTGGTTCTCCTCTACTATTAAATGGGTCAGAAAAATCAATGTCTTCTAATGTTTCAAAAATCTGTCCTCCACCTGAAACTTGAGCTCCTGCTTTAACAACTCCCAAATATCTATCATCTTCTTTATCTCCTCTCACGGGTACGTTAATAGAAAAATCACATAAAGAAACGGACGGTCTATTACCCGGTATTTTAATACCATAAGTTTTTGCAATATGAAATAACGATTGTCTTTGTTGAGCAAAATCCAACATAGTTTCTTGCCAAACTCTATCAATATGAAAGTGTAGGTTATCGGCAACCGCAGCGTTTAAATCTAACAATACAGAGAATATCGACGCATCATTGGTATTCTTAACCAAATCAGGATAGTACTCTTTTGTTAAATTCACTAATTCTTGTCTAAGTCCCGCAAAATCTCTGGTTGCGTATGATATCTTTTTTCCCATTTTAAATGTTTAATATTATAAAGTCTGAAGACGAAAAGGCTCCGTTATTAACTGTGTATTCAATTTTTACTTTAGCGGTGTATGGTTTATTGGTGCTGTCTGAAACCCTAAAAAGTCTTTCGTCTTCATCAGAAGAAAATGTTCTCACGTTATCAGGATCATCTTCTGCAGATATCACTTCAAGATTTGTTATATCTAAATTAGGTATGTATCTTTTTACCGATTCTCTAATTTCTTCTTCAATTAAGTTCCAAGTTACCATATCATTTTGATCGAATATAAATTGATATAATCTTGTACCAAAATCAGGTAAGAAATAACGACTACCTCTTTTTGTTAATAATAGGTGTATTAGATTGGCTCTAACTTCCCTATCGGGTGCTGAAGTCATCTTTAAATAACTACCCTCTAAACTGTCTCTAAAAGGAAAATCAATTCCGTATTTTACCGCCATACCAATAAATATAAACTATTATAAAATGGTAATAAATAAAAAACCCAGCCGAAGCTGGGTTAATTTAGTGTCTTGATATTCGTCCCTCTTTATTCTCAAAACATAGAAGTTTAAAAATACAATTGAGGGGGTCTTCCATTTATCTTTACGAACCACACCCTTCACACTCAAAAGGTGAGTCTGTTGGTCTTTCCGATGTCATCACTAATTCAGGTGTATTTTCACTGATGATTTGATTATTTGTTGGTGTTACCACCGTATTCACCGTTTGTGGTTGTTCTACTGGTTTAGTTGTTGACATATCTATACCTAAACCTTTTAACGCATCAACCGCAGAACGAGTTCTTAAGTAATACATACCGGTTTTTAATCCTAATTTCCATCCGAATAGATGTGCCGCAAGTAATTTTGCTTTAGTTGCGTCAGCGATAAACAAATTCAATGATTGTGATTGGTCAATGAAAATACTTCTATTTGCCGCCATTTGAAGAATTCTTTTTTGAGACATTTCCCAAACGGTTTTATAAACTTCTTTCATTTGTGTTGGGATTTCAGGAATATTTTGAACTGAACCATTTTCCATGATTAGTTTTTTCTTAACCTCATCATTCCACATACCTAATTTAAGTAGGTCATTAACCAAGTGTTTGTTAATCATAATAAATTCACCACTTAATGTTCTACGAGAATATAAGTTAGTTGTGAATGGTTCAAACGCTTCGTTGTTACCTAAAATTTGTGCAGTTGATGCTGTTGGCATTGGTGCAACTAATAATGAGTTTCTAACTCCGTAATTTACAACTTCTTTTCTTAATGACTTCCAATCCCAACGACCTGATAATTCTTTGTCTTTTTTACCCCACATTTCAAATTGGAAAATACCCTTTTCTATTGGTGAACCTGAAATAGATTCGTATGGGCCAACTTCTTTTGATAAATCTTTTGAAGATGTTAATGCCGCAAAATATATTGTTTCAAAAATATCTGTCTGTAATGTATCCGCTTCATCAGATTCAAATGGTAAACCCAATAAACAGAATACATCGGCTAAACCTTGAATACCTAAACCAACTGGTCTGTGTTTAAAGTTTGAACGTTTTGTTTCTTCTGTAGGATAGAAATTTAAATCAATAACATTGTTTAAGTTTCTTACAACTTGATATACCGAACTATATAACACATCATGTGAGAATTCACCATTTATGATAAATTTTGGTAACGCTAATGATGCTAAATTACAAACAGCCTGTTCAGTTGGTGAACTATACTCAATAATCTCAGTACATAAATTTGATGATTTAATTGTACCTAAATTCTTTTGGTTTGATTTATAGTTAGCTGGGTCCTTGTACAACATATAAGGAGTTCCAGTTTCAATTTGAGCAGTTAAAATTGCATCCATCAATTTTCTTGCTTTAACTACTTTTCTACCAACACCTTGTTGTTCATATGATTCATACAAACGAGTAAATGTTTTTTCTTCAGGTGTATCGTAAACATCTGATAAACCAGGAGCTTCGTCAGGTGAGAATAATGTCCAATCACCATCTTGTTCAACTCGTTGCATAAACAAATCAGGAGTCCACATAGCTAAGAATAAATCTCTCGCTCTCATTTCTTCTTTACCGTGATTCTTTCTTAAATCAATGAATTCCATAACATCAGCGTGCCATGGTTCTAAATAAATTGCAAAAGAACCTTTACGTTTTCCTCCTTGATTAATCCAACGAGCAACTTCATTATAAGTCTTCATCATTGGTAATAAACCGTCAGATTCTCCACCAGTTCCCTTAATGTATGAACCTTTAGCACGAACATCATGTACGTGTAATCCGATACCACCAGCCCACTTAGAAATCTTTGCAACGTCAGCAATTGTATCAAACAATCCCTCAATGTCATCTCCTTTATTTCCTATTAAGAAACAAGAAGACATTTGTGGTCTTTTGGTACCCGCATTAAATAATGTTGGTGTTGCGTGTGTGTAAAAATGTTGTGATAAATCGTCATAGATTCTTAATGCCATTTCAACATCACCCTTACAAATGCCAACAGCAACTCTCATGTACATATATTGTGGTCTTTCAACAATTCGTGTACCTATCTTTAAAAGATACGAACGTTCTAATGTTTTAAAACCAAAATAATCAAAATCCAAATCACGATCTTGGTCAATTGCACCATCTAAAATTTCTCTGTTTGTCATAACGAACTGATAAACATCGGTATCGATTAATGATGATTCCTTAGATGTCTTTGGTTCAATAAAAGAATGTAATTCTTTAATACATTGTGAAAACTTTTTAGGTGTTGTTTTATGTAAATTGGAAACAGCTAATCTACCTGCTAACTTCGCATAATCTGGATGTGTAGTTACCATAGCCGCCGCAGTTTCCGCAGCTAATACATCCAATTCTGTTGTTGAAATTCCATCATAAATCCCCGAAGTTACTTTTAGAGTAACAAACGTTGGGTCGATATATTCCATATTTAAATCGTGACAGAGAACACTAATACGTTTAGTGATTTTGTCATATCTCATTTCTTCTAATTCACCGTTTCTTTTTTTTACTTTCATTTTGTTAAACCTTTTTTAAATTAAAAATCTACATCACCAAATGCAGAATCTAAATCTTCTGACACATTATTAACTCCCGCCTTTTGATATTCGGCAACTCTCTTCTCAAAGAAATTTGTTTTACCTTGTAATGCAATGTTCTGCATAAAATCAAATGGGTTCTCTGAATTGTAAACTTTAGAACATCCTAAAGCCATCAATAATCTATCGGTAACAAATTCTAAATATTGTTCCATTAAATCTGAATTCATTCCAATTAAACGAACAGGTAATGCTTCAAGAATAAATTCTTTCTCAATTTCTAATGCTCCACAAATAATATCTTTGATTTTCTTTTCACTTAATTTATTTTCAATATGGTTATTGAATAAGTGACAAGCATAATCACAATGCATCCCTTCGTCACGAGAGATTAGTTCATTTGAGAAAGTCAAACCTGGCATTAAACCACGTTTCTTTAACCAAAAAATTGAACAGAATGAACCTGAGAAGAAGATACCTTCAACCGCAGCAAACGCAACAAGTCTTTCAACAAAGGTACCTTTCTCAATATACTTCATAGCCCACTCCGCTTTCTTTTTGATTGCAGGTATTGTCTCTACAGCATTAAATAATTTGTTTTGTTCTTCCTTATCTTTAATGTAAGTGTCAATTAATAATGAATATGTTTCACTATGAATATTTTCCATCATAATTTGAAACCCGTAGAAGAATTTCGCTTCAGTATATTGAACAGCGTTAACAAAATTCATTGCAATGTTTTCATTAACAATACCATCAGACGCGGCAAAGAATGCTAACACGTGTTTAACGAAATGTTGTTCATCAGCGTTTAATTTGTTTTCCCAATCACTAATATCTTGACCTAAGTCAATCTCCTCAGCAGTCCAAAAACACGCTTCTTGTTGTTTATAGAGTTTCCATAAATCATGGTGCTCGATAGGAAAAAGGACAAACCTTCCTGGGTTGTCTTGTAAAATTTTTTCAGTCATTTTTTTTTAATTTTGTTTGTTTGCTACTTCTTGTCTCTTTAAAAAGGCTTCTCTCGCTCTAACTTGGTTATTTTGAACTTTTTGTTCTTCATGACCCAATAGAGTATTTTGTGATTCTGTATCAATAAGTAAGAACTCATTGTTGAATTTACAGTTTTGCCATATGATACCATCCTTACCTATACGAGATTTAAGTAAAGTTAAAGTTGCTAAGTTGTGTTCTTTTTGTTCTAATGTTTTACCAATAGATAATATAACGTGTGCAATTTGTGCCTTCTTGATTGAACCTCCCATTTGGTCTCCCGTTACAACTTCAGATGAAATTGATTCACGATTACCTTGAGTTGCTGTCCATATTGCCATATCAAACTCACCTGTCATTGCCTCTAAACTTCTCATTACCGAACCCTCACCTTTCCATTCTTCTCCATTTGTTGATTTTTCTGAAGATACACAATCGATATAATCAATAATTAATAAATCTATCTTGAATCCGTCTGAATTCATTTTTCTAACTTTAGATTTAATATCAGAAATTGTAACATTATCACTAGCTAATTTCAATAATCTTAAATTACCTTTTGATTTTTCTTGTACCTCCTCAACTTTTTTCTTTACAATATCTTTAAATTCTGGTTGTTCGTCCGCAGTGATGTCGGTCCAAATCGTATAGTGTTTTCTCTTAATATTACCCGGATTGTCTTCGAAAAATATTTGAAGTACATTAAAGTCTAAATTATATGCGGTATTTGCAAACTTGGTTAATAAGGTTGTTTTACCTGTGCCTGTTGGTGCAAGTACCACTCCTAATTCACCTCTACCTAATCCACCTTTAAGAACTTTGTCAACTCCAACGATTCCCGTTGCAATTGGTAAACGATAATCACTTTCTAATGCCTCATCTATATTATGAAACACATCAGTTGCATCGTCATTACTAATACCTACTTGTAGTGCCTTTTGTATGATTTGTTCAATCTTACTATAAGATTCAAATTCACCACTTTCAATAATACTCTGTACACTCTTTAATTCTCTTTTTAAGTTCTGTTGTTTACAGAAATTAAGTGCGGTGTCTTTAACATATTCTGTTTGACCTTCCCCTTCACTAATTGCCGTTAATGTGTCTAAATGTACTTTGGAAGAATCACGGTTACCTCCTTCAGCCATGATTTTTTGTGCTAACGTATCGTAATTAGGTATTTTATTATAAGATTTATATAACTCCTTTGTGTTTTCCATAATAAATCTAAATGAATTATTATCAAAAAACTTAGCCTCGATTACATCGATAATTGTTTCTCCGTATTTCTTATCCTCAATTATCGCCTTTATTAGTGATTGTTGAAACGTAAATCCTAAGTACCCAAAATTCCTTTCTTCCATGTTATGTTTTATTATATATTAAAAATTATAGTTCGTAGTTTAGATATGTTGTTTCCAATTCTTCAGATGATAAAATGTCAGTTAAGTCTGACAAAATACGCTTAAGTTTTGGACGAATGTCAACCGTATATCTAACCTTTGGGTGGTAATAATATGCGGGGAATATTCTTTGAATAAATACATCGTCATTTAACTTAATGACCAATAAAAAATGTTCTCTATCCTTCTCCGGAGCATCTTCCACATAGTCCGAAGATAGGAAATAATTTTGATTTTCACACAAATAATCGGAACTTTTTATTTTTAAATCCTCCGCAATATCTTCACAAATATTTCTTATATAATAATGTAAATCCATAGAACGGCGGGATTGTTCGACGTGGTCCTTCACATTGAAGAATCGTTGGCAGATTATATTTCCTTCTAATGTAAGAAGAAACTCAAATTTTGTGATGTCAAGTTGTTGATTACTCATAAATTTTTACTTTAATTGTTTTTTTTTTATTTTTTTCTTTAGTTGTTAGTCTAAGGAATGGGTTTAAAAAGTTAACAAAACCGTCGTCTGATTTGGGTAACAAATTAAAAATTCCGTCATCCCTCATCATTCTCATAGTATTTTTATAAGACCTACCTTCGGGGTCTAAATTTTCATTTATTAGTTGATTTATATTTTCTTTAGCCTCATCGGTTAAAAATGGTTCATCTAAACTTACAATTCTATTGTTTACATCAAAAAACTCCTCACCAAATACACCATGTTTAGTTACACCAGTCAATAGATTTGCTAATAACTTATTATGTTTATCTTGTTCGAATAATAAATTACATTTATCTTTAATTTGTTCTATTGAAATTTTTTGGGACTTGATTTCAGGGAATAACGAAATAAATCTTTTTACCCCCATTCCTTTGATTCCCGCAATATTGTCTGATGAATCTCCACACATCATCTTAACCAACTTAACGTTTTCAATTAAGATTTCCTCGTGATCATAAACTATGGTGTCGTTTTGTTTGTATAAAATCCTGTGTATAGGATTGTAGATTTGGGTGTTTTCTGATACTAATTGTGTCAAGTCTCCGTCTGAAGAGAATATTATTTTCTTCTCGTTAGGTGAGTTTTGAACATAGTAAGCGATATTATCATCTGACTCACAGTATTCATATTCTCCTTGTCTAACAAATAATTCCTCAAGATATTGTTTTATTCTATCTCTTTGGTAATTGTACGAATTTAAATCCTCTTCAGTACGAATTCTTGATCTTCTATTTTCTTTGTAGTGAACGTAAATTTTCTTTCTGCACTGTGAACCTTCATGGCCATCCCAAAATACAACAATCTTATCTAAATGGTGTGTCTCAAATAATTTTCTAAGAGTATTAAGGAAATGATATATTCCTCCAATATGTGCTCCTTTATGAAATGCATTTTTGACACCATAAAAACCAATCGTAAGTAAATTGTCTCCATCAACAAGTAAAACAGACATTAAAAAAATTTATTATAAATCACTTTCCTCTGTTACAACTTGTACGTCTGCGATGTCTGTAACATTAACACCTAATTGTTTTCCAATGTAATCACCATTATCTTTCTTATACTCTTCGATAGAACGTTTCTCTTCGGTATCGTCCTTACCGTGCATAAATCCTTGTGGTGTTACTAAGATACGTCCATCCTCATATCCACCACCATTGATGTGATTCTTACTGATTGAGATTTTGGTACGTGTAGCAATTCTGATTTTTCTCTTATCTTTAGTGATTGAGATTTTAGTAGTTCCCGCACCTTTTTGGTTACCGAATAAGAAAACTAATGATGAGTTTAACCAAATGGCTTCACCACCTTTAGCTTTGATTTTTGGTTGTCCAAAAGGATTGTCAGGTAATTCTACCCAAGGTTGGTTAACAATAACCAAACTGTTTGTGTAAGGTTTATCTGTTCTTCTTGAACCTGAGATACGTTGGTTGATACCCATTCCAATCTTATCAGCTAATACAGATGCGTTGTGTTGTTTACCACCTTTACCATCGTAAGTCATTTTACAAGGAACTGAACCAACTGAATCCCAAAGGAATAACATATCATAAGGAATGTCACCCTTTTCTTGTGCATCCATCAATTCATTAATGTAATCTGTGATTTGTTCGATATATTCAAAGTCACTATTGAATAGGTATTCTCCGTCTTTATCGAAACCCATTAACTCAGCGTGGTCCCAACTCCATTTTTGTTCTGTAATGATGAACACGGGTAGGATACCCTTTTTTTGTGCGTCTACCGCTGTTTTTACCAAAGCGGTAGTTTTTCCTGTATCACTATGTCCTAATAACATATTGATGTGACCCATTGCAGGTCCAGGAATACCTGTTGCCTCTAAAAACGCATCTCCTAAGTCGAAGAAACGGTCAGCTTTATATTCGGCTTCTTTTGAGAATTTCTTCTTGATTGCCGAGAAATCTGTTTTTTTAATTCCTGCCATTGTTTTGTTTTTAAAAAGGACCTCTTGTTATTTCAACATGGTGGTGTTTACTTTAACAAGGGTCCTATAGTATTATTAGAATGGTAAATCTCCGTCAACGTCCTCTTCTTCTTGTGGGTCAACCACAGGTGTTGATGATTTTGGTGATGCAATTACCTCATCACTTGTAGATGATGAAACGTATCTTTTTTGGTCTGAGTCCCAACGTGGAGCTTCTCCTCTTGCAACTAACTCTAAGTAGTCTTCACCTTTCTTAGAATAAACATCTGACCAAGTTAATTCGTCTTCTAACCATGTTTTTGCAACATCAGCGTCGGTATGTAAAACACCCGCATCTTCAGGAATAATTGAATTAATTGTTGTGTATTCTTTACCGTTACCTGATTTAGTTAACGCCAAAGAAAGAATCAAATCACGTCCTGTTTCTGAATTAGTGATGTCTCCTTTGTTACGGAAAATTGGGAATACTTTATCCATAATACCATCACCTTTGTGGTTATGTTTAAATCTCCAAAATTTAACTCCGTCGTTTTCATGGTCACGGTCAATAACCTTTACAATGTAAAATTTACGAGAACGGTATGTACGTGCTAATTCTTTATCAGAATCAACACCAGTCATCATTAAACCTTCATAAACCTCGTTTAATGGTGAACGCTTACCTTCTTGTTTAGGGTCGAATAATTTAACCCATTTTCCATCCACTTGAACTTCGTGGAAATAAGCCTCAACAAATGGTGAACTACCATCTTTTGTTGGTAAAATACGAATACGTCTTTCTTCACCTTTAGAACCCTTAGGTAATACGGTTGTGAAATACTTCTTCATTCTATCCTCTTGGGATACTTTGTTTGCATTGCCACTTGTGGCGTTGTTTTTGTTTTTCTCGTACTGTGCCAGTACTGCGTCAAATGTAGACATAATTGTTAAAATTTAAGTTTTTAAAACGTTATAGTAAAATATACATAAAAAAACCCAGACTTGGAAATCTGGGTTAAATTATTTTTAAAGTTTTTTTTTACGAGGTGAATTACCAAGAAATCACATATTTGGGGTATGTACCCATGGTGTCATATAACGTATCTACTGTAAAACCGTAAGATTTTAATGTGGTAACCATTGCAGGATTAACTCTTGACCCTTCCACCGTTATGGAATATAGACCTTGAGCAGTTGCTCCCGTTACTAAACTATCTATATAAGATAATGAACTTGTTGCTGTGTTTGATGCGATTCTTGCCGCTGAACCTGATATCATTTAATTTTGTTTTTTTAATAATTTTATTATTCTAATGTTAAAAGATATGATAATTTATTCAATCCTCCTAACATTTCGTCACGGATATTTAATAAATCTGTATCCGATGGGTCTAATTGTTCACCCATTTGAACCAATGCATCTCTCACCGTTGAAATCATACCTTTAACATCCAATTCAGATAAATTACTTAATTGGATTGTTTTTGTTTCCTCATCTAAAGTAAATCTACCATATTTTCCCATTGCAGACTCAACAAATGTATCAATTAAATCACTTAATGAATCGTAAAATTCACCAAATGCGTTGTGTCTAGCATAACCTTTGGTTTGCCAATGGTTAATCTTCATTTGTAGTTGTAAACCTACTAAAAAATTTACATTAGAATTTATATTCATCTTCTTGTTGTTCTGGGTTAAATGAAGTTTTGATGGTATCCGCAGGGTAGTTTTCAACTTCGTCCTTGGTTAATACATATTCATTCTTACCACTTGCTTGCATTTCACCTTGTTTATGTGCAAAGAATTCTTGTGGTTTTTCATTAAATGGATATGAATCTAATGAACGCATTTCAAGTTTTTCTACACCTGTTTTTGGTTTTGACGCTTCAACTTTAGCACCCAATTCGTCAATTTTAGCCATAACTTGGTCCATTTGAGCTAACTTAGATTCTAAATCACCTAATTTGGTGAACACGTCATCCATCTTACCGATAACATCTCCATTTTCGTTTCTATTATCTTCTACGTCTTTTTTAAGACTTTTAGTCATATTAACTAAATCTGTAATGTCAATTTCTTCTGTTGTATCAGTCTCCGCTGGTACATCTGCAGGAGCGGGTGCCGCTGGATCAACAGGAGCTGCGGGGTCCATCGGTGGGATTTCAGCACCTAATGCTGGATCTGCTGGTGGTACCGCTGCAGGATCTTCCGGCATTGCTGTAGGATCCGCTGGTGGAGCGTCTTGCTCCATTATCATCGTTTTACCATATTTGTTAATGGCTTTGTAACGATTTAATTCTTCTTGTAGTTTTTGTTCTAACATGGCTTAATCTTGTAATAATTGTCTACCGTCGTTTGTAACGTATTTTTTATTTATTCTTTCTACTATTCCGTCCTTTTCTCTGATTGTGTAACATTCTCCTGTTACCATATCACATTCTTCTCTTTCCATACCGTCATTAGAAACTTTTCTAACTTGTTTTGGATTTAAGAATTGGTCTACCGCATTAATTTTATTATTTTCCATAATATTCTTTTATATTGTATAAATATCCCAAATTTGTTAATATTCTTATGTCATCGTGAAATAAACAACATCACCATCATATAATCCTAATTTGGTCATTAATGATTTTGATAATGCTATTCCATATCCATCAACATTTGGTCCAATATTAATTGGTCCTGATATATTATCCTTTGTGATAGGGTTACTACCATTTGGTGTTATTGTTGTTTCTTTATTTGTTTTAGGGTTAAGGAAATAAGTGGTCGCTCCCGCGTGACTTATATTAACTCCTTGTGTTTTATTAACTGTTCCAATAATAATATCTGCGGATGCAACATTCAAATCAAATCTTAATGAGTAGAAGTCTTTTTCTTTGTTAATGTCCCCCCAAGTTAAATAACTAACATATTCTCCATTATTACCTGTTGTTGTACCCTGTATGGTTTTTGATTTTAATCGAGACAATAAACTCATTTGAATTGCATCTTCAGGTTTATATGTTTTACCTCCCATACCAACTGCAATCGCTCTAAAGTATTCCTTCTTGTTATATGTTACTTTTTGAATGTATTTCTCACCATTATAACCATTATATCTAACACCGAACATATTAACCCCTGTTTCTTTTGTTAATTGTTCTCCTTTAATTTCTTGTTCCTTACCTCCCATATCAACAGTAAATGTACCTTGGTCAGTACTGATTGATTTTTCATTTTTGGTTGAACCTGATATGTTTAAACTATCTTGTTTAACTCTAGCAACCGCACTTTTGGTAATTCTATCAAACAATGCTCTATAACTTGCCATAAACGAGTCTTTAGGGTCAGGTAACGAAGCGTAAGGTATTCTGGTACCTTTAAATGAAGTTGATATGTTGTTGTTACTAATTTTATGTGAAACCTCGGTAATCCAATATGAACCCTTGAACATTGGTATATTTTTCAAATAGAAATACATTGTTGGTTGTATCATCACATTACCTAAACATGTTACATCACAAGTGTATGATGCCTGTCTATAAATTTCAAATAAACCGATATCTACTTGATGTGCTCCTGAACCTGATTCTGACCTACCCAAGTTTTCTTGAGCAATAAATGATTCAGTAGTATTTCTTATTGAACTTTGGTCTAAACTAACTCCCTTGAAAATACTTTGGTTTTGGTCTCCAAAATTAACTTCAAACGCAACCACTTTATTTGATTTTGATAAATCAGTATTATTGAATATTTCAGGTATTGTTATAACCAATGGATTTTTATTTACATTTCCAACATTGAAACTATCGTCATTAAAATTATATTTTTTACTAACGTCAGCCATTTCCAAATGTTTGGATGTTGGTCCTGTATATTGTAAAATCATCTTAGGGGATGACTCTTGATAATCAACCTCTAAAAATGTACCGAATAAATTTTGTGCAACTTTTTTAGATGGGGTTAATTTAGATTTGGTTGATAAGTTTGTTCCGTAGAAATTCACATAAGCGGGTAATCCTCTCATATCAAATCCTGTACCGTTTATCAACATACCAATAAGTCCGTATAGATTTTGTTTATCGTTTTCGGGTTCCTCTAATGGTATTAATTTTTCTAAACTAAAATATGCCTTATCTCCAATATCTCTATTCGCCTTATCTAAAAATAAAAACTCTTCTAACAATAATCTTTGACCGATAGAATTACCCGCAATCCATTTATCGTTAAATGATTTAAAATAATTATATTGTTCAAGTTTTAATGGACTATCATTGTACCCATTTAAAACTGTTTGTTGTATTGTTTTTGTTTCACTCTTAAGATTAACAAGTTTAGAAAGAATAGTGTTCAAATATAAATCCTGTCTATTTTGAATACCATTGTGGAATACAGTGTTATATGATAATATATTATTTACAAGATATTGTTGGAACGCACTTTTCGTATTTGTACCTCCATTTTTTCTATACCCCGCATAAATGTAAACTAACGGTCTAAAAATTCTAAAATAATCCACACTAAATTCTACATTATTAGTACTAAAAAATTCTACATAATAATTTGTTGTTTGGGTGGTTCCTGTATAAGGTTCGGTACCAATTATTAATTTTAAATCATTTTGATTTGTGGTATCTCCTGTTTGTACAATATCAAAATTATTATATGAGAAACTTTTTACAGAACCAATTTCGGAAAATCCACTCCAAGTATGTAAATCAATTTCCTTAGGATTACCTAATGTAATCTTAATTAAATTTGATTCAGATAAAATATCTTTTGTTAATACTTTTAAATTTTCTAATTGTTGTTCTCTTAATGTTTTAATTAATAAATTTGTGTTTATTGGGTCGGAGTCTTTCTTTTTAACCGTTACAATAGATTTTATTAAATTTTGGAAGTTGTCATGTTTTACTGATTTGAATTTTTTATATGGTGTCTCCTCAGTAACCCTCTCAGTTGCAAAGTCTAAAAAGTATTCTTCAAATTTATCTAATATATCAGGACTAAATGTTGCAATTAAGTCATTAACTTTTTTAAACTTAACTGAACTATCCATTACCAAATAATCATTAAATTTGGTATCTATATGATGTTCGTCATATGATGGGAATGTTTTACCCGTATAAGTTGTATAAACAGTTTCGTCTGTCCAAAGTACTCTAAATGCCGTTTGACCTTTATTAAAGTTTCTTAAAGCGTCGTCCCCATTTGTTAAATCTAAGTTTGAGATGGCGTTTGCCCCAACGGATGGTAATAATGTATAATGTGTGTCAGTCGTTTTTAATTTAGAATTGTCAACAAATGATGTCCAATATCTAAATTCATCTCCGTTTGATACTCTATCAAAATTTATAGTATTACTTGTTGTTCTACCTGTAAAAGAATTAACACCAGATGTTGCATTAATATCAAAATGACTATAGTCATTTATAAATTGGTGGTAAAGAGCATCGTAGAATGGGTGAACTCCTGTATCTATTACATCACTTACAATTTCGTTACCTATTTCAATATCTCCACCTAAACCAAAATATGTTGTTGTGTTGATAGATGATGTTATTCCACTTACAATATCAACATTTTCAGTTAGGTATTTTTTATATCTATGATATATTGACCCCCACTTTAACATTAAATGATATGGAATATAGTGTGAAGAACTTACTTCTTTAAATAACGAAGAAGGTCTTGTACTTGATAATCCAAAATTTACCATTTCATCTAAATCAACAAATGGTAATGAGTTTAATAAAAGATATGCGGAACCTGCATATTTTCCATATGAAGATGTGGTATGTAAATCGTTATATAATTGTTTATGAAAATATGGTGTGTTTAAAATGTTAGCGGTACTAAATAAACCGTCAGAAGTATCTAAGTCTAATTTTCTTGCAAAAATATCTGTTGTGTAACCATTTTTAACCCAAAATAATGGATTGATTGGTGAACTAATTAAACCTTCTTTAGTGTTTACTTGTAGAATACCCTCAAATTTAAATTCTTGTGGTTCAAATTTTGGTTTGTTAATATATGAAAGATATTGTTCAGAACTAAATGGATAGATTTTTGTTCTATATGGTTCTGCCAAATATGAATATAAATTACTATTTAAGTTTTTATAAAGATTTCCTGATTCACTTCTTTTTTTAGATGTACTATATTCTTCTATTTGAAATGGGGTTGCTAATAATTGGTTCACATATTCAACCGTTGGTAATTGGTCTTGTACATATGGGTACCTTTCAAATGGTGAGAATGATAAAAGATATTCTTCTATTTTAGCTTTACTGTCTATTGTGTTTAAAATATCAATTATATCATAATCCTCTTTTAATAGTTTCTCCATATTAGAGAAATCGATTAATGCCAATTCTTTTATAGATGCATTGTTAAATGTATCAATCGCCATCGTATATCTTGACCTTTCATATATTTCATATATTAGAGAAGATATTGATTTGTTTGAATATGGGATATTTGGTGTTAATGACAATAAAGTCGATATGTTATTAAAACTTTGTTCTTGTGAGTTTTCTTCAAAAACATAACTAATATTACCAACATTACCTTCTTTTTGTGCCAATGAGTCTACTCTTTTAGTGGCAACTCCGTGGTAGTTTTCAAGAAAGTCAATTTCCGGCCAAAGTGATCTGTTAAAACTTTGTAATTTTTGTTGTAAATCAGGGTCGCCAGGATATGCTAAAACTTTTTGTTTGTTTGGTGTTTGTTTCTTTATTTCAGGCCACGGAAATATTTGTCCGTCTTTACTTTCATCCTCTAAGTTACCTATTATTTTTTTTCTTCTTCCAGCAACTTCAAATGCTCTATTATGAACATCTTTCATTAATCTAATATAAACATCTGCATTTGCAAGAATAACTCCCATAATATTTCTTATTGTGGGTTCAAAACCTATTCCACCCTTTGTAGGGTCTTTAATGACTTCATTAATTTTTTGTTCAACTTTAGCCTCTAATTTATCTCGTTGTTCTACAAATGATTTTTGAATGTTGAAAATATCCGTTAATATGGCATTTAAATTTATTGCAAGTTTACCTTCATTTGGTGTGTAATATTCACCAACTTTTTTAATTTGATTAATAAAAGAAAATGTTTCTTTTTTAAAGTCAGCTCCCGTATCGTTAATATATTTTTGAGCAAATAATTGTGTTTTTAATAGTTCTTTTGGGTATTCTATTAATATTTTCTCTAATGTTCCCGCTTTATCTGCACCGATTAGTTTAGTGGTACTTGTTTTTTCCTGTCCAGAAAGGTAACTATATGTTACACCTGTAACACCATTTATTTCAAATGTGTTTTTTTCTAAGTTAACAGAACCCCACGTTCTAACTGCAGTTTCAAAATTCTGTACCGTTGTTTCAAATTCTTTTAAACCCGCAAATATTTTATAATCAACAACTTGGTTGAATATTTCTTTTTCTAATATCTTGTCTAAACTTCTTGCAACCGTAATAACTTCTCTTAATGTTTTTGTTGGGAAGTTTTTAGGTAGTAATCCTTTTGCAATATATTCATCATATACCGACCTTAACATTGTATAACCTCTTGAAGATTTTGAAACTTTCTTCTCGTACCTACCAGTTTTTTCGTTGAAGGAGGTATTTGTTTCTTTTTCAATTGCATACATATATGGTGCATTTAATATACCTGTTAATGGTATATCATTTAAGTACGCATATGTTGAACCGACAAATGTGGTTGATACTTCAAAATTACCGTTTGATTCATTGTATTTTGTATTAAACTTAACTAAGTGTAAACGATATCTAATTGCTTTACCATAATATCCTTTTACTGTTAAATAAAATATTGGCCACGGCATGTGGAAAAATGCATTATATGGTGAATTCTCAGGGGACTCAAATAAAGTCTTACCCCTAACGTCAATAAAGTTTATATTAATTTGTGGTATAAAATTTGCACCTTTAATATTGATGTTAATACTATCGATACCAAAAGATTGTGCCGTACCGTCATAACCCTTGTTTTCTACACCTTTATAGATTTGATTACCATTAGAATCTTTTTCGGTAACAACATTGTCACTACCATTATACGCTTCAGTCCATGACGTATCATAATCACCCGTTTTTGGTTTTAGAATGTTAAGGGTTCCTTTTGCGACAGATACTAACGTGGTTTTATTACCCGAATCAACCAATGTTGTTCTTGGTATTAAATCAGCCTCCAAATTAACATACATTACCAAGTTTTCTTGTTTAACCCCTCTTTCTTCAACAACTCCGTTGTTTACAACACTGTTTGGGTCAATGTATATTAAATTGTTTTGGTCAACTTTGACTAAAATATTTTCACCACTGTTTAACTTATTGTTCGCCATAATATAACTTATACAATTCTACAGCACTTTTATAATCTTGTAAAGTGCTAATCAGAGGAAATGGTATTCTAATAAAAGAATTATCAGGTATTTCAAATTCCACACTACCAAGTAATGGATTTGCTTGTAATATAATCCAACCAAATAATGGTGAGTTATAATACTCTTGTGAGATTTTATCTAATCTATCTTTACCCCTTTTATATTGCATGTACTTATCACTTCCTTTTATAGGAATTTCAATGCCAGGGACAATTCTAAATTTACCGTCCGCTAAAAAATATTGGTACCTGTCAAAATAGTCCCTACTCATGGTTTATAAAAGTTTAGTTTTTCACCAATTTTATTCTTTGTATTAAATATTTTCTTCAAATCTGTCTTCGCATCCGTAGTTAAATCTTCCGTTATTACCTGAAATTCAATTTCTTTATCATTTTTCTTAACGGGGAACTTATCCAATTTAAACTTCTTCTCTGTTGGTTTTGTTATAAAATTATCTAATTTCTTTTCTAATTTTGTTTTTATCTTATCAGTAAAGTTTACTGTGTCAACATTATATAAATCTAAAATACTTTTCTTATCATCTTTCAATAATACAGATAACATATCATTCATATCATTAGTTGATAAAGATGAATAATCTAATGTGGTTGTAAAATCTTCAGTAAAATATTGGTAGTTATTTTTAATGTATGTTATAACACTTGAGTAATTTGAGTAAAACCCTTCGTTTGTAAACCCAACACTAAAAGTAGCACCACTATAGTTTTCTTTTTCTATTTTACCGTCTCTTGAATATTTTGTAATAAAGTTAACTTTATCTAAGGATTCAATGACTTCTTTTCTAACGTCTTCAACTTTTTTCATTTCCTTAAAATCACTAATCTTTTTAATCTTATCTAAAATTAATTTTTTAATATGTGGTTTTAATAAGTCGTTTGAATTAGACACTAATGATGATGGTAACACATCTGAAAATCCTAAAACACTACTTAAATCCGCTGTATTAGAAACATAATTAACCAAAGACCCCTCTAATCTTATTTTTAATTTATTAAAATCCATAGAGGATTTATATTCACCTAATAATTTTATGTCTTCCGTTGATGATGTATTAGTATTAATGGTGTAACCAGTTATTGTTCTAAAATTTTGTGATAAGAACATTTGACCTATTTTTGGACCAAAGTTCTTTAAAACTTCATTATATGCGGTTTGGTATGTATTAAAGTAATTTCCAACGCTACTATAAACCATATTAATTGCGTTGGTGTATTTCATCTTGTCTCCATTTGGGGTACCGATATATGTTCCTTCAACCGTTTGATTTGAATTAGCAGAATCATTTTTACTTTCTAACGCAAAACCGTCTTTTTGTTGTAATTTTTCTAAAAAATCTTTTGTGAATTTTTCAGCGTCTTGTCCGTCTATTTTAGTTGTAGTAGAAATTGCTCTTTCATCATACATCTCCGTGTTTGCAAAAAAGTTCGATGACAATGCATTTTGTAATCTCTCAACTGGTTTCTCTAAACCTTGACCTCCTATAAATGAAACTTGTAAACTTACATTGGCAATCATTGGTTGTACACCAATACCTTCAGGATTTAAATCCCAAGTACTGTCGTCATATGTAATTCCAACATCTCTAATAATAACTTTAGAATGGTAAAAATCACCAATTCTTAAAACACAAATAGGTGGTGGACCAAATGAGGTGTTTCTTGCACCGACATCTAATGGGTCTGATACTCCTTTAATTGGAATAGTATCACCCGGTCTTACACATTGTAATAAGAATGTTAATCTACTATTTAAACCTTCAGGTGTTGTTGAGTGGAAACCTGGATGAAAATATTTTAATTTTTCTTTTAGTGATGTAAACGCAACAGGAGAATCTTCTTCTAACTTTTTAAAGTAATGACATTCCGATAATGTTTTCATGATGATTCTCTTCATCACATCTATAGTAGGTTTTCTATTTGGTATAGTCGTTGTACCATCTGGTTCAACTGTTGTTACTGGAACTGGTATATTTGGTACAACTATTTCTTGTGGTTGTTCTGGTTTTTTCTTATATTCAAATTTAACTCTAGCTTGTCTACAATAAAATGCAATTGGTGCGGTTTTCTTTAAACCCTTTGTAGTTGTTATTACTTGATTACAATTTAGATTTTCCTTTCCTCCATTATTTTTTATTGTAGAATCTTCACCATTGGTACTAAAAATAAATTTAATTTTACCATCACCCTCATAACCAAAGTCTTTAAATGTAAATTCTTTAGTTAGTTGTCCTGTACCTGTTTTTTCAAATTTCTTTAATGTATCAATAGTAAACCAATTTTTTGTTAAATCAGGTTTAGTTCCATTATTAGAGATTGAATCGAATATATCTTTAAAAATTGCATACCCTCTTCTAACACCTAAATAAAAGTTATAGGTATTATCTGCAACTTCTGATGTTGATGTTGATACTGAAAAAGTAACTTCTTGTACTGTTTTACCTGATATGTCGTTTTTTAATGCAGTTATTTTAGTGTTATATTCAGTATATCCACTTTGTAATTCATTAAATGCAACATTTATTTTATCCGATTCTTTCGTCTTTAAAGTTGCAACATCAATCGTTCCTCCGTTAGTTGGGTCTTCTTTACCAAAAATAACTGTTAAATCTTTTTTGCCTGCAGTTGTACCTGATATTGCAAATAATTCATCTAAATCATCACTTAATCCATTTATATGACCATTTTTATTAACTAGATATTGGTCATAATATAATTTATAATTCTTAGTTGTTATATTTTTTACACCATTTTCAATTAAAGGATAATCGTTTTCAAAATAAAATCTTTTATCAAATTGTACCGTCGTGTCTTTACCTCCGTTTTGTCCTTTATCAGGTTTAGGG